CCGCATTGTGGGATAGAGTTTCATAATGTGAAAAAGGAATTCTTATTTAGCTAAGAGGGGGGTCTGTTTAAACTCGATACCCCTAAAAAATAGACCCCCGTGCCCTCGGGACTGGGGCCCCACCAAGACTAAGTTTTTATATTTTTCTACACCGGACCCCGGTTTTTGCTAAGTCATTGATTTATATAGAGGGGGCCTTTTCAAAAGACAGGGAAGACATAGAAGTCAGGGTCTAAATGACTTTATTCCTAATTTTTTTTTTTTTTTTTTTTTTTTTTCTTTTTTTTTTTTTTTTTTTTTTTTTTTTTTTAAAAAGAATAAAGTGAAATAGACCCTGGATACCCTGTCTTTCTAGTGGTTGGGCTCTCAAAAAACACTACATCTAGTAGGTCAAAATATTGTGGGCGTTTTTAATTGGGTTTGTGCATTAGTATATGTATGAGTCAATACGTGTACCAAATCCACGGAGCATTGGAAAATGCAGAGGGCCAGTTCAAAGGGCTAAGGGTTTTGGTATGCGACTTATACAATTTCGAGTCTGTGGATGTTCCAGTCGAAATACTAGACAATGAAACGGCAAAATATATCCAGTTTCGCTTAAAAGTAACAACCCAGCCATTGGATATTCAAAAGCTACCCGTTTCAGTTCAAAACCGAATCAGAGGGCCGTTAGGGCACTGGTTAGATTATTGGGTGACTAAAAACTTCTATGGCGGTCCTAGCAAATCAAAAGATACTAACGCTTGATTATTGGAAAAGAGCAGACCAGGTCCAAGAAGGTGACCTGTTACTAGACCGCAATGGTCAACCTGCCAAAGTAACCTTAGTCCAAAAATACACCCCACCGCATTGCTATGAGGTTTTATTCAACGACCACCTGACCATAGCTGGAGATGATAAGCTGGGGTTTGTGGTTGAGACACACCTTGACCGTTGCAAAGAATCCCAATACAAAGGGCTGCGTCCTAAAGACCGCCAATACCGGGTCAAGCAAATATCAGACCTACTTATTGAACCCCTACATAACCCAGTCCAGCATCATTTTATCTATTCGGTTCCAACAACCAAACCACTACAGCTACCACACCAAGACTTACCAGTGCCGCCGTTTATTTTTGGGTTCTGGTTCTTTAACCGTAAGAAGCGCAAACAGATGGTAGCATTCCAGGACTTCCAAGATGACATACATCAGGCCTTTAGAGATGCTGGATATCGTGTTAAACTAGGGTGTAAAATAAAACAATTGCGCTATGAGTTTACAACAACCCCTACAATCGAGTCTCAACTCGCACCTAATGTGCCAGTTCGTATCCCAAACAACTATCTCATGGGTTCGTACGAGCAAAGACTTGAATTGCTCAAAGGAATACTGCAAGCTAAACACCGGCAATACAATCCACGCACTAAAGTGTTTAGAATAACAAACATGAACGAGGCTTTGGTACGTCAATGTCAATGGTTAGTGGAATCGTTGGGCCATAAAACCACGTTTTTCTCCAACGACCAGGTTAAAAATCACACCCTTACGTTTAAATCTCGCCTAAATTTGATACCCAACCAGATTCCCCCAATCAAAAAACGCGTGTTAGCCCGCCGTCAGATCAGAGAGATCTACGAAATTCAGCAACAACCCTGCGTTCACATTGAAACCACTGGAGATCGTGGTACGTTTTCAGTAGGAGAAGGATTTATTTCATGCCTTTAACAGCAAAACAAGAGCTAGTCCTTAAAAAATTTGCTCAAAACAATAAACACTGGCCCAAACAGCAGCTAGAAGCGGCTATGTGGCAAGTAAAATGGCAGATTCAAGCCCTGCCACACCAAAGGGAGCCAGAAGATGGAGAATATGACACGTTTCTTATGCTTGCCGGTCGTGGATCTGGCAAGACGCACACCGCTTCTCATTGGATTGGCATTCGTGCTTGGAAATACGACAACACACGCTGGCTCGTCACAGCCCCAACCTCAAACGATATCCGAGCAACCTGCTTCGAAGGGGATAGTGGACTCCTTAATATCATCCCACCCAGCATTATCAGGGATTACAACAAGTCGCTCTTCGAAATCACCCTTACCAACGGCTCCATTATCCAGGGAATCCCCGCCTCCGAACCGGAACGCTACCGTGGTAAACAGTTCCACGGTGCCTGGTTCGACGAGCTATGTGCATTCGACTACCTTGACGAAGCCTACGACGGTGTGCAATTCACGTTGCGTCTTAAAGATCCCCGCATCCCCAGAGTCCAGCAAATCATCACCACAACCCCCAAGCCAAAAGAACTAATTGTAGATCTTAACGAGGGAAAAATTGGTGGCGATGTTTATGTGGTCAATGCCTCGTCCTTTGACAACCGAGAAAACCTATCTGAAACCTTCTTCAAGCAGTTAGAAACATACGAAGGCACCGATATGGGGCGCCAGGAGATCTATGGCGAGATCTTGGACCCAGAAGCATCTGGTATTGTCAAACGTAAATGGTTTAAGATGTGGCCAGCCTCAATGCCAACCCCAGACCTTGAGTATGTTATTGTAAGCTACGACCCGGCTACCTCAGAAAAAACAACCAACGACCCAACCGCATGTACGGCGTGGGGAATTTTTGAAAAGCAAGACGCCGGTACTTGCATTATAATGTTGGATGCTTGGGATCATCACTTAAATTATCCTGAGCTGCGCAGAAAAGTAATTGACGACTACAAAGAAGTTGTTTACGGCGCAGACAACGATTTTGCTAAAGGCAAAAAAGCTGACATGGTGCTAATGGAAGACAAATCCGCTGGTATCTCACTGATCCAAGAACTTCAAGGTTCTGGTATTTATGTGCAAGGTTACAACCCAGGGCGGGCGGATAAAGTACAGCGTTTAAACATTGTGGCACCCCTAATTGCCAAAGGAAAAATTTATATTCCGGAAGATCCTGTCAAAAAAGGTGAGTTTGCTGACTGGTCTAAGCGCTTCATACGGCAGGTGTGTTCGTTCCCAGTCGCTGGTGGGCATGACGATTATGTTGATTCTCTTAGTCAAGCACTTCGAGTACTTAGAGATTCTGGTTGGGTTAATTTGGACCCGATTCCAGTTAGGGATTATGATTATGCGGACCAAGATCCATCTAAACGTAGTGCAAATCCTTATGCTCAATAATTAGGGCGGAAAATACGTTATTTGTGCATTAGTATAAGTAGGAATACGAAAAGCGCCTGCAGCGCCTGTTTGGACCCTACATCCAATCTAGTTTCCGGCCAATTAAACTTGTAGGGAGTTAAAATGGAAAAACTTAAACGTGGCGACGTACGTGAAGACGGTATGGTATTTTGGGTTAAAAGATCAACTTGCCAAAACGGTGAATATTGGATAACAAAAGATCAATACCTAAGTTTTAATAAAAAAGAACAAGATAGGCACCATAAACAAGTATCTTCCAAAGATGGTCACTTAAGAAAAAATTTAGCAAGTATAAAACGACGGGCTAAATTAAAAAATTTAGATTTTGATTTAGATTTTGATTATTTAATTAAAATTGCTCCAGATTTTTGCCCCATTTTAAATATAAAACTAGGATGGGGTCGTAGAACTAAAGGGATAGCAGAATTTGATAGCCCGTCATTGGACAGAATAAATCCAAAATTAGGATATACAAAAGGAAATGTTGCTTGGATTTCAAATAAAGCAAACATGATAAAAAATGATGCGCAGCCCGAAGAACTTCGAGCTGTAGCAAATTGGATGGAAACTCAATAACCTATGGCCCAACCACAATTACCAATTCAAGCCGGAGCTGCCCTCCCAAGTTTGGACCGCGAGGAAGATGTACAACAAGCTGCGGATCAAGATGAAGATATCGAGCAGCTCGAAGAAGCGCTTGGTTTGGATTCCGATGAAGCCGAACAAGAAGTTATTGAACTTGAAGACGGTTCTGTTGTAATCAACTATCAAGAAAAGAAAAGCCCAAAACAAGACCCCGAGTTCTATGAGAACCTGGCTGAAGTTTTGGATGAAGATGTACTTGCCAACTTGGCAAACGAGTATCTTGACTACATTGACGTAGACAAAGAGGCTCGCAGTGAAAGAGACAAACAGTACGAAGAAGGTCTTCGTCGTACAGGACTAGGTAAGGACGCACCTGGAGGAGCCACGTTTGACGGAGCTTCCAAAGTCGTCCACCCTGTTATGGCAGAAGCCTGCGTTGATTTCGCTGCATCTGCTGCTAAAG